AGAAATCTCATCCATCCTAGACCAAATTAACTATGAACAAGGCAGAAGTAAAGAAGGAAAGGCAGACTGTTAAAGAAATGGAGGCAAACATCGCCTCTCTTTCCCCGCCTGATAAGCAGGAACTTCTTAGACTGAAGTGCCGGACAGACTTTTTAACATATGCTCGGTTTATAACCTCTGAGGTACCCATTGCTGGCAAGTTCCAACCATTTAAAGTCCATGAGGTGATTGGTCATTTCCTTCAGAAGATTGGGGATGGGGAGAAGGGATATAAGCAAAGCGCAATCTCCCTCCCTCCTCGTACAGGAAAGTCACTACTTATCTCCAAGGTATTCCCATCTTGGCAAATGGGCCGGAGCCCAACAGCTCAATTCATCATGAGTTCTTATGCTCTCCAGCTTACAAATGAAAACTCGAGGGCGGTGATTGAATATATCTCCCATGAGAGCTGGAAATGGCTCTTCCCTGAATGCGAGATAGACAAAGATAAGTGCAACCTAAGTGCCATCCGTAATGGCAATGGTGGACTGATTAAGATTGCATCTGCCGGTGGTAACGTTACCGGTTTTGGTTTTGGTGTTATTAGTGATGAAGAGTTGCCAGGCGTTGGGATCCTAGACGACCTTTTAGCTGATGGTAACTCATTGACTGTTATGGAGAGTACATTTGCCTGGACACAGGCACAGTTCCTAACTCGTGGCCTTCCCAACCATGCAATCATTTCCATGGGTACTAGGTTCCATGTCGATGATGTGATTGGCCGGTTGCTCAAGGCTGACCCTGACGGCTGGAAAGAACTTAATGTCCCCGCTCTATGCATCGATGAGGAGAACGATGTGTTGGGGAGGAAGTTAGGACAGTCTCATTGGCCAGAGTTTTTTCCAGTTGAGAACCTTGAAGCGATTAAAAAATCCATCGGGGATAAGGACTTTAACTCCTTGTATCAAGGCCGACCTGCTGGTGAGCAGGGCGCTATCTTCAAGGAGCACTGGTTTGAGTACCATGGGAAGAATAAGACTAAATACTCTTATATCTACGCCACAATTGATCCGGCTTATAAAGCTGAAAGAACAAATGATTATACTGCAATATGTATCTGGGGATTTGATAAACGGGAAAATAAGCTCCATTTAATCCATTATATTCTTGAAAGAATGGAATTTCCAGAAATGGAAAAACTTCTTCCGCAATTAATTAAACAATGGAAAATTAGGGCTGTATATATTGAGGGAAGAGCAGCCGGGATGCCGCTTATTCAAACTCTACGTAGAACGACTAATATTTCAATTAAAGAATTAGTCCCCAATAAGGATAAAGTGCTTAGGGCTAATGCCGTTGCTCCTTTAGTTGAAACAGGAATCTTATCACTCTATGAAAACCTTCCGAACCTTCAAGAACGACTTTCAGAATTGACTTCGTTTCCGTTTATTAAACATGATGATTGGGTGGATTCAGTGGTATATGGTTTAACAGTATATAGAGATGAACTAATGGGCGGTGGAACTGTACATGGGGGAAATCGTGGACAATTACCAGTTCTTGTACATGACCCCTTTTATAGAGGAGGAAGTAGAAGAACAAGTAGTGAAATTGGAAAAATAGGAGTTAAGAACTCATCTAGTTCTTACCATTCATCAACCAGATACTTATGATTTTTTAATAGTTCTACCATGTCTATATCCTATTGGGCACTCAAAAGCACGAATATTATCAACTCCATTGGTGAACCATTTGCTCCCATAAGCAGGATTATTTTTACCCAGCCTCCCTTCACTTATTTTTCTTTTAGTTTCTACAGAATGTTTTCTCCCTGAATTAGCCATTCTTATTTTTTCCTTTGTTTCTTGAGATTGTTTCCTATTAAATCCGATCTCTCTAAGTTTTTGCTTAGTTTTTTCAGTATGTTTCTTTCCTTTCATCGGAGAACCAGTTTTACTTCTACCCGGTTTAAATCCATCTGGACAATAAAAACTTCTTACATCGTCAAAACCATTGGTAAACCACTTTTTTCCTCTTGTTATTTCACCCATCTCTGTTCTAGCACTAGGGTTATTAAGATAATAGTCTCTTATAGCTTTTTTCTTTTTGCTTTTAGTCTCCTCTGAGTCTCTAGCCCCCGCCCTACTAAATCCAGATATTAATTGTTTTGACTTATTTGCGAAATACGGATTTTTATCAACATTAAATTTTTCATGTAAATAAACTTCATGCTCATATGCTTCCAATCTATTTTGAAAAGTTTTTAATACTTTCTTATATTTGGGTTTAAACGTTTTATCTTTAAAGGAACCCATGTATTTGTAGTCTTTTTCTATGGAAATATTACATCCACGAGAACCTATATAAACTCTACTACCGGGAATTATTGGCCACCCTTCCTCCCAAACTATATAAGTATAATTATATTTAGTATTCTTTTCCATATAAACCAAACTATATGAACCTTTAAACAAAAATGTCTAAAGATATTGTATGGTATAATACACTCTGTTAACTTGCAAGTTTACAAAACTTAACTATGTCAGATCAACAACAATTTAAAAATAGAGTTGTTTTCTTTCACCAACCTGGATGCGCTGCGTGTAACGCAATGAAGCCAGTCTGGGCGGAAGCAGCAAATGAACTCTCAGAGGAGTATCCTCATTATGCCATCGGATTTGGTGAGTGGGATGTGACCACCGATGACTGGGCATTTTGTGACCAGATTGAGTGTGATGGGACACCTAACTTCGCTGTGTTTGGCGAAGAAGCAAACCTACTCGGATTGAATACAGACGGGATTTTGGCTAAGTCCCAACTCAAAGATTTTATTATCGGAGCCATAGAGAAAGCATGAGTATGGAACCCGAAAAGAAGCAGCGCCGTAGAAGGCAGTCTGAGCGCGATGAGCAAATTATATCACAAATGTGGAAGGCTTCTCAGGTTGCCAGAAAAATTTCATCGTTTACAGGGCTGCCATATGAAGAGCTGCGTGATGCAGCCCTTGAGTATATTGTAAAGATCTACGACTCTTGGGATCAGAGTAAAGGTGCCAACTTCTCCACCTGGGTGAATAGGTGTCTTCAGTTTCATATGCTGAACTATCTGCGAGACAACTCCAGATTAGTTAAGATTCCCCGCTCTTATTCCGATCTCTATCTCAAGATCCGTAAGTATACCACTACCGACCCAGACATCTCTGATGAGCAGATTGCAGAAAAGATTCAAGTCTCTGTAAAAAAAGTCCGAGCAGTTCGCCAAGCTTTCGCTATGAGTTTCTCTCCGGTTACCGAATATTGCAACATCATCGAACCCGAATATGAGTCAGAAATGACCATGGGGGATTTTATGCTCTCTCATCGCGACCTTCTCCATAAGATCACTGATCTCGATCCTGCCGATGAGACTTTTCTCATGGACTATCTGGTTAAGAAGAGATCAGTCTCCACCCTAGTCCGCAAAAACCCACATTTAAAAAATGCGGAAGATATCAAGAAATACTCCGAGCAACTTATTGAATTTATTTTATGCGACGCATCATATCCATCCAAGGTAACGAGTACACGAAAGGAGGCTTCGAAAAGAAATGGACAGAAGTCGTCAACGGAACAGAATGCAACTACTTCGTGAAGGACGGAGATAGGGACTTCCTAGATAGTGTTATCGAGTTGATACCTAAGTGGAAGGTGATTAAAGACCGGGGGGAAGTTAAATATAAAATAAGGAATAAGAAGTTCCAGGGCAAGGCGGTAAGAGGAGTTGTTATGGTGACTTCTCGATCAAAGAGGGAGATTTGGTTGGGGAAGGGGAAAGTCACTGATGAGTTGTTCCCCAGGGTGAAGCCAATTCCAGAGTACAAACAGAATAAGAAGGATGCTCTCACCGCCATGAGGCAAATAATTGAACCTCAGATTAAAACGTTTAGGCTAAGTGTCAATCGCCAACTCAAACGGAAGCCATTGCGGTGTCCAATGAGCGGGGCTTTTATCAACTCTGGAGAATTTCATATCGACCATTCCTACCCTTTCAAGAACTTAGTCGAGGAGTGGTGTAGGGAGGAGAGGGTGGATTTGGAAAGGATAGACGTGTATTGCAGAGGGACTAAGTGCTACTTCAAAGATACGTCCCTTGCCGAGAGTTGGTTTGATTACCACGCCATCAATGCGAGACTCCAAGCCCTTAGTGCTACCGAAAACCTTAAGAAGGGTGCTAAATACTATGGAGATTAATTACTTTTTCTTTTTCTTCTTACTCGATTTCGCCTTGGCGGGCGGTTTGTTTGACATCTTCTGAGGTGGTTTAAATCCCATGCCCCCAGGTGTAAATTTTAATAATGCTACATCGGAGCTTAGATCTAAGTCGTCAAATGTTAACTCAAAGATCTCTTGAGCAGCATTTGTAATCATCTCTTCAATGCCCTGAGTTGTCTTCTCTCCAGACAACCAGGGTTTTCTTCTATCTACATTAGCGGCATATCCCATCTTATTCGCCACCTCATAGATGCCTTGGGATCTCTTATTGACAAGGTGGCCCGCATATAGTCTCCCGGTAATGATCCTAATCCCCTCCTCATTATACCGTTTTTTAAGGAATTGGATTACCGCTCCATCTGGATTTTGCTTATCGAGATAGTTTTCTAATTCGTTGACAGCCGACTCGGCTTTATTGATTAGAGCCTCTCCGGGTTTCCCTTCAAAACTGACCTCTACTTCAGCTGCCTCAAGGGCTCTGATGTACTGACTAAAGTTATACTCAGCCTCTCTGGCATACTGAGTTGCCACTTTGGCGAGGAGGTCTTTCCTCAGAGCCTCTTGTTGGGACTTGATGATTTGAGCCTTGGCGGTCTCAAGGAGTTCTTTTTTGGCAGAGTTCAATACCGCTGCCATGATCCCACTAGCGATAACTTTAGGTATCATCGGGCACAGTTAATTTGTTTTACTATAGCCTCAGCCGCGTCCCTTCTATCTTGACTATCTGCTGCGCTTGGTCTTTCAAATTCTCTTCGAAAAATAATAGCAGCATCTCCGGCAGACTTGGCAGAGTTCATCTGAGATATCATTCCCTTATATCCTGCTTCTAACTCAGATTTTAAAAATGCTAATTGCTGGTTAAGAGAACAATTCCTTCCACATTTGTATCTGTTCGCTAGATCATCCGCTCTGCTCCCACACCACTGAACCAGTCCATATCCCACGCTTCCAAGGACATTAGACGGAGTATTGCTACACCCGCTCCCCGGCCTAGGACCATTATGGACATCAAAGTTTATCCCACTCTCCTTTTGCATATTACCCAGCACTCCGGCGAAAGCATTCGGAGTCTTCATGCCCGCGGAATATAACGCGTTTATAATAGCATCTTTTGTGGCATCTCCGGTTCTACAATTTGCAGCAGGGAATGATCCTTCAGGATCTCCTGATTCTTGGCCATCAGAACCAGATCCGTACTTCTTATAGAACTCTTGGGCTTCTTTGCAGAGTTCTTTACATGAGGAGGTTAATTCTCCTTTGGCATTTTTTACAGGGAAACATAAATCGCCCACTGAGCGAATATATCCATAATAGTCATTTGTCTTTTCAAACTCCCCAGCTTTTTTCTGCCCGCTCAAATACTCAGAGAATTTTGGTGCGGAGATGACCGCATTACCCCACGGATTAGCAGCCTGAAGATTGACCCTGAGATCCCCTTGTTTCCATAAAAACTCCGCCTCATTAATAAACCAATTTCTAAATTTGTTAGGGATCCAGATGCCAGGATCGGTTGAATTATCCCCACCCTTATGCCCGTTATTATCCAACCAAGTATCGTAGTCAGTGATGAATGACAGGATGGTACGTCCAGGAGTGATACGGAGAGCTCTTGGTACGCCTTTGAATGATGTCTCGATGTTAAGTGCTTTGTTTGAAGGAGCACTAGAAACCGTCGGACTTCCCTTACCAGACGATGCAGAACTTGTCAAGCCGGGGAGGTTGGGAGGAATAGATCTATCCTGCATATGGCAAATAAGTAATTCTGGGCCTTCAGGAGGTTTGAATGCCACCCCATTTCCACAATCGCCTCCGCCGACCCCGGGTCCTGCGGCCACAACTTGCCCAGTAATTCTAATTGGTTCTCCTTCTTTTATTGGAAAATCTAGACCTCCATGATTTCTTCCGGCTCCGAATCCGTCTCCTTGGGTGTATGAAGTTAAAGACTTTCCAGAGACAGTTACATATTTTCCCGCAAGTTCCTTAAGTTGTGCTTCAGTTAGAGTACTACTGGTGGATTCTTGAATATGTACATGTGGTCCAGTACTACGTCCAGTAGAACCTACTCTGCCGACAAATCCGTCAAACCCACCAGACCCACCAGACTCATTAGACCCTTGAGTAGGTTGTGGAGAAGGAGTGGCGGTTCCAGCATTCCGAGCTTTTTCTTGTGCTATGGATCTCATTAAGGGATCCATGAGTTGTTTATATAATCCCTCCTTTTGAGCAGTTGATCCAGAAGTAACTATTCTTTGTACATCTGGGCTCATCCTCCCCACTTCTAATATCGTTCCACCTCTTTTAGGAACACCAAGTCCATCTCTATGATTAACACTAAATGAACCATACGAAGATGAGAGGGCGTCATCTAATTGCCAAATTCTTTTTCCTGCAGTGGGTGGTATTACACCGCTATGTCCATTTGTTTCATCATTATGAATCTCTATTATTTGCTTACCAGCGCCCGCTGCCTGTGAGGTTTTACTAAATTGAGATCGTGGGTCATTTTCTGGAATATTTGATGATGATGGTAGATACACCTCAATATAGTCAGAGATGCCATATGCCTGGGCATTACGTTGTGCCCATTTCACCAATTCTATATTCAACTCTCTTTCATTAGGCGCCCCAGATGGAAAATCAGCATGACCAGCCATTAATAAAACCTTAGATGGTTTTGCAGTTGTGGTTGCTTTCCAGTCTTTTAATGACTGTTTTGGAGCGGGGTTTACTACATTATTACCCGGGCCAGTAGGGGCGTTCTTATTTCTTACATCAGAAACCGTCTCCAATGGAGCGGCAAAATTCCAGATGAGTTGTGGATCGATGGTAACTTCTGAGTTATCATGGCCATTGATATAGAACCTAGTCAATTCTTTCTTGTCACTAGTCGAGGAGCCAATTGGCTGGGAGGGTTTTACCTCATCGCCATTCTTGATCTTTACCTCAGAGAGATTGGTGGATTCTTGGTAGATCCAGCGGCTAAAACACTTCTCCGACTTATCGTCTTTACAGACCTGGAACCACATCTCAGTCTTAATGACAACTCTCCCCTCCTCCTGTGAGGCACTCTCTACCTTGCCAGGAAGATAGGAGATAGCACTTGTGCCATTAGGAGCTATGCCATAAAGATTTACCTTGGTGTATCTTTTATTTTCCACAGGAGAGTTACTCCCTGCCCAGCCATATCCATCGGATCTTGGGCCCTGGCATCTCTTCTCACAGGGTTTGAATAGATCTGGGAAGGTAACTTTTTTAACTTTCTCAAGAGCCTTTATTCTTTTCTCTTTAATAACCTCCTTGAGGGAGTATTTTTCAGAGGCGAAACTTGCAGAGACATACGGATCAGCGTCGTTGA